CAGGAGGTCTGATTCCTGCTCCACCGCCTGCACTACTTAGGCTATACATTGCATCTGGCGCTGTCCCAGACAAGCTTGGTTGGGCAAGCGGAGAACCACCGGTATAAGAAGACGATGTAGCAGAGGAAGCTGGACCTGTCGTAGAAGCCGGAAGAGCAAACTCCTCAATACCCAAGTCCGTAGGAACTGCCGATGTTTTACCAATCGTAGGCTGTGATGCGCCGGGGAACTTCGGAGTGCCTGTTATTACTTCATCAATAACATTCCCGGTAACCTTGTTTGTTCGTGTCAAGGTAAAGGTACCGTCAAATTCCGATTTCCCCGTTTGAGGATTAAGACGGTAGTTAGGCGTACTTTGACCAAGTCCCGAAGTCTTTATGGCATTTTCGGTGCCAGCCACTGACGCTTGTTCCGCATCCACCTTCGCTTTTGTAGGAGAAGACCCTTGCATGTATGCCATGGTCCCGGCAATCGCACCCTGTGTCAGACCACTCTGGATAGAATCCTTCAGGCTCTGGCCCTGCAACACGCCACCACCTGTGCCAATAATCGCGGCATTGGCCGCTGCCTGTACCGTAGGATTGGTAAGGAATTGACCGGTGTATTTGCCGACAAAGTTAGATACCGCGCTGCCCGGGGCAGCGGCATAACCCATCACGGAAGATACCAAAACATCTTTGACGCTTCCGCCAGACAAGGCAGTTACGGCACCCGAAGCAACACCTGCTGCTACTGGGGCCGACATCATGGCAAAGCCTGCTGGTCCGAGGGCCATGGATAGTCCAATGGTGGCTATCATCCGACCAATCGGGCTCTTCAGCGCCGATTTAATGGCCTTGCCTACCCGCGAAAATGTTTTCCCAACGGCTTTAAAAATCTTTTTAATGAAAAACTCAGGCAAGCCTGTTGCTGGGTTAATGGTCCCCGAGCCGCCACGCGACTTCAATAACCGCATTTCCGCTGGCGTGATATGCGCCAGCATGGTGTCACCGTTACGACCTTGGCTGGCCACGAACCGCGCTGCTTCAGCAATGCCACCACGGGCAAAGTTTTGTGGAGGCATCATCATGCCGCTGCCCGCGCCACGGGAACGCTGCTCATCCATCAGCACTGCCAACAAGCTGCTTAGGAATTCCTCGTCATATTCTTCTGGAAAGACCCCGGCTTCTAAATCACCGTCTCTTACCCCTTCGGCAACTTGCTGGGCGTATTGATCCGGGTTTTCGTATAGGAATTTGACCGCATCAATTAACGATTGAAGCTCTTCATCAGATACCTGATCGAGGCCCGCTTTCATTTGCTGCATGGCCTCTTCGACTTCCAAGTCCACGTCTGGGCGGGCCTGCTTAAAGCCCTGCCGCACCGCGTCGTAGGAATCCATGTAGCTTAGCTGTGGCATAGCCGCTTGCTGGCCTTCTGGGAGCGCCATGATGCCTTGTTCGTTAGTTGCCATGTTCGTTTCCTATCAAGAACAATTACCTGAATTATCCAGCATTATTGCGTTAAATAGTAGATTGAAGTGCACTATCTGCTAACCTCTTCCCAGTCAAGAGAAGCGTGGATCGTGGAGGAATTGCTTGAAGCCGCAGCGGTTAGTGTTAGCTCGAAAGGCGTATCGGTTATCCCGTTTCGTTCTAACTGGTTAGCGAATAACGCCTGTTTCAGGATATCAATGGTGGTAGAGCCTTGGTTCGAGCCCTGTGTATAGCCCTGCGCTAGAATGCGCCCACCGGTAAAGGATGTCCCGGTAATGTTGTATTCCACCGCCGAGTTAGTTCCTGCGCTCGTCCACGTCCCGCCCGTTGTAGTGCCAGAAGCTATTACCCGCCACTCGTAGTTCACGTTGTTACTCAGCGCCAGAACAGAAGCCGCCGTCAATACAATAATTGCATCAAGGCGCGTGGTCTTTAGCCGCAACGAAACTATGGGGTAATACGTACCTGCCGTAGCCAGTGATGTCGGCGAGGTAATTGGCGTACCGATAGCCTGTTGCAAACCTGTTAATGCAAAGCCGCCTTCCGAGATTACCGTTGAGCAGACCTGCTTTAGCGTACTGGCACTTGCCGTTGCTGCCGTGTTCTTCATCTCATACCGCAATGGCAGAGAAGCGGTAGTGATGTACGTCGTTGTGGTCAGGTTGGCGTGGTTGAAGTTGTGCGCCGGTACGAACACGCCGTCGATGATGAACCCCATACGGGCTGTGCCAAGACCTAGCCACTCGATGTCCATGTACAGAATCTGCGACTTGGACAAGTCCAGCGTGATGCCAGAAGGTCCCGTGCCGTCCAGCGGGTCTTGGTTCCAATCGGCTTGCGCAACCTGTGTATTTACGACCACCCCGGTAACAGAACTGCGCTCTACAAAATAGGCATTTGACCCTTCTCGCTCAATATAGAACCCGTTGGCTGCGCCGTAATAGCCGACGCGCTGGCGTAGGTTGGCTTTCGCAGTCCCCATAACAAACGTATTCATTACCAGCAAGCTTTTACCCGGCTGATACGCAAATACCTTTGTGGTTTCTCTTACTACCTCATCATTGTTTGCACTACCTACCGTCAAGTTGACCAAGCCCTCATCCGCGCTAAACGTGGCAGCGGCGGTCCCTGTAGTACCTGTTGACCACAAGTTATTGTCCGAGTAGCGATGGGAAGAATCAAACAGCGTAAACGGCTCACTTACTCGAACGCGTCCGAAGGCATCTAGGTTTGTTCCGCCAATAGTTACTGGTAATCCACCGTTTGTAGAGGCCATAAGCGCTAACTGCCCTATCAAATTGTCCAGCGTATTGAAGTACTGACGCAGGATGTTATTAAGAGTGTCGTGATAGACCCTATCGTATTCAACAGGAGCAAAAGGTAATGCAGGTGCCCTTGTACGTGTAAGCTGAATAGATTCAGTGACAACGATTTGTGTTGACATTTATTGCCGTCCATCAGGTCGAGTATCAACACGCGGAACACCAAGCTGCCACTGAGTACCAAGGCTATCCGAACTAATCCTAAATGCCATTTGCCTGCCGCGAACTCTTGTGTACACAATCTCCGTGAACTGTTGGACATCGTACGTTTGCTGTCCTGCATAGGACTGAGTAGAGTCAACACGCGCATTAGCAGACGTACCATACGCAGAACCGGGGTTTTGGCGAGGGCGTAAGGTCATCGTAACTTTTGGATACATTGGGCTAGGTGTGGTTGATCCGTCAAACGTGATATCAGGAATCATCCGCCAAACAAACCCGTAGTTATGCCCATCTCCAATATCAAAATCTGAGGATTGAAGATATGCATTAATTGGACTGGGTGGATTGGTACTACCATCGTCCACCCCAAGTTCATGAAAATACAGACGGTTATCTATTGCCGCTGCTGTTGGATAATCCCGCAATGGCGAATCAAGCCATGCTGTCCGACTCAGTGTGCCGTAATACCATACTTTATCTAAGTAATTAAAGATGACATAACGATCTAGGACATTTGAGTTAGCGGAACAGTAAAACCACCAAATCTCTGAATAGCCTTCACTAGTGCCTGCATGAATTTGCGAAAATTCTTCGCGATTAATGTCCTGATAAATAAACGTACGCACAGCAGACGGTAGTGTCTCCACGCGCCCAGAGTAGACATAGAACTTATCCACGCCCATCCAAAAGACAACACCCGCCGCCGTAGCCATAGCGTTTTGTGACACGATGGAGATGTTGTCAGTTAACATCGTAAAGCCCCAAACAAAAGGCGGGCCAAGATACTGCATAGAGTAAATGGCGGCATCTGTCCAAACCAAAATTTCTTGACGAGTCTGCAACGCGCCAATAATTTGTGATCCATGCGACAGACGAAAACTACCCGCTTGGTTTGTGGCTGTTGGTGTCCACTCGGTATAGCTTTCCTGTGCAGACCAGCGAATAAGCATTGGATCAAGCTCAGAAGACCCATAATCATTGCAGCCAAAGGCAATGACAATACGAGTAGCATCTGATATAAGGATTTCATTTATCTTAGACGGAACGTCTGACGATCCCGTTAAGGTAATCCCTGTTGTAGTCGCCGTAGCCGCCAAGCTCATGATGTAAGTACCCGTGCCGCCTGTACCTGTACCAAAAGACGCGATGGTTGTACCAACCGGAATACCTGCCCCCGATACCACCATACCGATATGAATAGAGCCGGAACCAACAAACGTAACATTTAACGTAGTCGTTGAATTAATGTTAGCCGTGCCGGAGAAGGAACCAATCAAAATGCCCCGTGTACCAACATCCGGCGAGTTACCAGCACCGGGTGACCAATAATAGAGACCGCCGCCGCGTGGGTTAAATAGCAAGTCTTGCCCAAAGTTACTTTGGCTCCACAAACGTAACCGTGTATTGGTCGTTGTAGAAGCAGATTGCCCCCAGCCGTAGTAGCCAGAAGCGTCTTGCACAACTGAATTATCGGGGTGGGGAGCAGCCGTTGTCCCGCTTGCGCCGCGTATACAGCCTGTAAAAGTCGTAGCGCCTACGCCGGTATACGAGATCAATTCAGTGCCGATATTAATAATGCCTGCGGGCGGAAATCCCGTTGTTGAATCAACTGTAATAGTGACGTTGTTTGCAGCAACAGGCTGTCCTATGGGGTAAAAAATACGTGCCCCGGCACCTCGGGTAATACCGGTAAACGAAGTGCCTGTAAGGCCAGAGTACGTAATAATCTCTGACCCGACCACAATCGTACCGGACGCAGCAAAACCAGTCGTTGACACAACATTAATTGTTGCAGTGCTTGTAGCAGTTGGTATCGCGGCGGTCAGCGTTGTGTCTAATGTGCCGGAGGCCATGTTTATCTGCGTAATCGCAGGGCCTGTTGTTACGCCGCCCCAAAGCCCCGCACCCCAACCCACTTGCGCCGAGCCTGATACTGTACCGTTATTTAATTGATACGCCGCTGTTACTGTGCCACCGCCTGTAGCTGCCGATGTTGCGTTACTACTCGCCGTGATGGTGTAGGTGTTTGTGTCAACGTACGAAATGACATACTCGCCGTTTAAATTCAAGCCGCCTACAGGAGACGCACCGGAGAAGGTTACATAGTCCCCGGTAATAGCACCATGATCTGCATCCGTGACAATAACAATCTTCTCCGTGCCAGACGTGATGTTGGTAGTAAACGGGTTAGTTAGCACCACAGTGCTACGAATTGGTGTAATGTCGTAATAAGCACCGCCGTACTCGATGTAGAACTTACTCTCAGTACCCACACCCATCAAATTAAAGAACTTTAGCGTGATCCAATTCCACAATGACCGGCACAGGCCGATAAATGTAGAAGAGGATAGACGTGACCAACCACCGATCTTTTCCGGATATCCAGAGCGAAAACGAATCTTATCGCCGTCAAACCACCCACCTTCATTGGATAGCGTCGTGCTTTCGCGGTTTACACCGGGGCGAAACTGTAGTCTTTGTAAAGGCACTTAGTTCACCTTTTGTCTTGCGGCGTTGTATTGGGAGTAGCACTGTTTGAGGGCGAACCGGAGTTCGTCGGCTTCTCCAGCGAGCCTGACAAGAAATTCGCTATCCGATCTGTAAAGCTCTTTTCCGGTACAGCCGCTTGATCCAACACCGGTGGCACCGGACACGGAATTGCCTTGGGTGGGGCGCTCATTCCTGTCGCGCAGGCTGTTAGCAAGAGCGGTATTCCTAGCAGTAAGCTCACGCGTTTCACGATCCTTCTCCCTCCGCAGCCTGTCCGCTGCCTCTTGCATATCTTGTTCGCGCTTGCGGGCTTCTTCCTGCCCTTTGGCGTAGGCCGCATACTGCTCGGCCTTTTCCTTATCCCACGCCTGCTGCACCTCGGCTTTGCCCGCAGAATTGCCTTTATAATACCCGCCCCCAGCCGCTGCGCCAACAGCCAGCACAAAACCGAGTATCAGCCACGGGTTCATTTTGCTTCCGTAAAGTAAAGCGCAATCTCATCGTTCCGGCGCTTTATTAACCCCGGCAAAACCTTGCCGCCACCCTTGGTGAACTTCAGGAACTCC